TCAGTGGCGGAGCAGGAAGTCAACGTCGCCGCGATCAAGCACGCACTGGCGATTCTTCTGCGAAAGCTGGAGTTCATACGATTTTATCTCGGTTTCCAGGGTGTCTTTGGCGAACTGCTCGGAGGCTTGCGCGGCTTCGAGGCGCTTGCGGTGCTCTTCGGTGGCTTGGGCGGCGGCATTGCGCTGGCGCTCCATTTCGGTCGCCTTGGCTTCGGCTGCGGTCTTCTCGGCCAAAATCACATACCCAGCCCGCGCTTCTCTCGCAGCCGAGGGATAGCCGATCGCAATGGCGTACAGGTGATAGAGGAGCAAGCCGGCGGCGATGCCTGCCCCGAGCTTCAATCCGTCAAGGAGCCCGAACATTTTACAGGCCCTCAAGGCAGAACTGGCGTTCCTTCTGCCGGCGGCGAGTCAGGCCGGGGAAGGTAATGCCTGCGGCCTTATTCCACTTCAACAGCGCTTCGCAGCCTTCAGCGGTCTTGCCCTGGTTGATGAGCTTGATCGCGCTCGATCCGCAAGCTGCCTTGATGCCTACGTTATATCCGAATGACGTGAGCGCCACGAAACGCGAATCCGGCAGCGGGACCGTGACGCACTGCTCGATGCCCTTGGCGTAGGTTTGCAGTTCGAGCGAGAGAAGCGCCTTGCACTGCTCGACGGTCTTGCGGTCGCCAGGCTTCACGCCATTGGTGCTGCCATAGCAGATCGTCCACGGCTGCCCCTGTGTGGCCGGATCGGGATAGGCGTTCTGCCTCAGCCCTTCGAAGCTGCCGACGAGCGCCACGGCCATTGCAGCCGCAGCGCTACCCTTCTGAAGGCGGTTTGCCATTCAAATCTCCAGAGACCTTTTGCTGAAAGACGATGCGGGCGACAATCGCGGCCGCGGTGAGGAGGCCGGTCGCAACCGACATCCCAAGCTGGATATAAATGTTGTGGGATACCCAGGTGGCGGCGACGAAATTGTAGATCGGCTCAAGCACGATGAAGATGAGCGCGAGCACCATGAATCGAACAGACCAGGCGCGTTTCAGCACCTCGGCCCAATTGTGGACGAGCATGGATGTCTCCGGTGATGTGAGAGAGTTTCAGGCTACTGGCAGGGCTTTCCGGTCACTGCGATCTGGTGCTGAAGCGCGTTGTCCAGCATCTTGTAATCAACGCGGTAGGAGTCCGGCGTGAAGTGGATGCCGTCTGTGGTGGAACCCGAAACCGCTTTGCCGTTGATCGTCATCTTTGCGTAGAGATCTACGTATTCCAGCCCGCGAGGGGCGGCGATCTCGTCCTTGATGATGGCGTTCATGGCGGCAATTGCATCCATGGAACGCTTTACGAGAAGCTTTTCAGGCTCAACCGGTGGGATGCTGACGAGGATTACGGTTGTCCCCGCCTTCGAAAGCCTGCCGACTATATCGGAATACCGCTTCCTGAACGTCTCCAGATTAACGTCTGGATTGGATCCGAGCATGACGACCGCATATTTTGGCGCTCCGTCTTGCAGGAGTATGTCCATGTATCGAGCCATGCCCGCAGCGTTTATTCCACCGAACCCGGCATTGACGACGCTGCAATCACCGATCTTGTTCCAATAGAAGCCTTCGGTAATGCTATCGCCAATGAGAAGCGTCGCATCAGGACCGGCGATCGACCGGTGCATGAGGTAAACTGCTGATCTGACTTCCCAATGGGTTTCGATAGCGTCCATGGCACATTCGCGTGCCAGTATTCCGTGCAGAAATCAAGGGATGATGCGGATCTTCGAGAGATATCCGGTGGCATAGTTCAGGTGTCCGATGTTCGTCGGATGTATGCCATCCGTATCGCAGCCGGTCACAGCGTCGTAGAAATCGTTGGTATTGACGCACTCGACCGGGAAACCGGCAGCTTTCCACTCATCGACGGCATTAGCAATGATGATGTTTGCAGCATCGACGTCGGCCTTTGTGCCGATCGCGCCGTATTGCGTCCAGTTGGTGATATATGGGATCTGGCCGACCAGAACCGGCGCGAAGTTCGGCGCGTAAGGAATGCCGATGCAGTCAACCACGGTATTACCGGCACCAACAGGGCTGATTTTGATGGTATGCGCCCCAGCCCCTAGCCCGAAGAACGCTTTTGCGGCCGCACATGCTACATCTGCCGCTTTTGCCTTCCCCTGGATTTCGAAGACCGTAGAAACGCCGTCGATCTCTATATTCAGATTGCCGTAGTTCCCCACTCCGCCCGTCGAGAAGGCGTGCACCGAAATATTCGGGCCGGTGAAGCTGAACGTCAGGCTTGCGTTCGGATCTGTGGTAAGAAGAGGCGTCCCGGAGAGCGGGAACGCCTTCCCGCCCCAGGCATTCGAGAGCGCAGACCATGTCCCGCTCCTGATAACCTGAGAGTGTGATGCCGGCCGGCCGCCGCCCATGAAGGCGGAAGACAGAAAGGCATCGAGAGCCGGCTTGATGCAATCGAGAGCGGCTGCAGATGCACCACGGATATCATTGAGAGGCCCATCCCAGATGCAGAGCTTCGAACGAGACCCATAGGGATGATAGGTGTATCCCTGCTCGGCAATGCTCTTGACGCCCGTGCTGCCGATCGCACGGTTCTCGACCGCGCCGCCGACCCAAGCTGACATTCTGTTGACATAGCCAGCCCCCGAGGAGGCATTATAGCCGAATGGAATGCTGTTGCCGAAAGCTTGGATACCGGAGCCGTATTTGATGGTGAGCATAAATTTTCCCTATCGATGAACGCGCCCAACAATATTCGTACGTCGGCCATCGGCGTCACCGCGCCAGCGACCGGTCGAAACGATATTTGTGGATGCGAACAGAGTTGCGAGATGATAGCCCTGTGCAAGGCCAGTTTTGATCGCCGAGACGGAGAACGGCAGATTTTGGCTGATAGCCGTGGTCAGAGAGATGGCGCCAGCGGTTTCGCCAGTTCCGTCAAAGGCAATCGTCGAGATGTTACCCGCGTCTGCCGTGTTGTTGAAAACGGCGCCGGAAGAGGTAACATCGAAGACTTCCCCACTCCACAGAAGCGCCTCGATGTCAAGATTCGTCGATAGCTTTGATGGCGAAGTGCTGGCCGCATCCGTGCTTGCTGCAAGCACGCCACTCAGGGTGACGCCTTGGTCATTGAACCACGAGCGGACAAATCTTTGCTGGTTGCTGTCTGCCCATGCTGGCCCGGTGATAGGCCGAGCCATGCCGACAAGCGTTCTGGTGGCGTCTCCTGTCTTGATCTGCATCCCGGTGACGGTGTCTGTAGCATTCGCCGTTGCCGAGGCTTCAAGCGTCATCGTGCCTGAGTTCATATAGGCGTAGATGTAATAGAGCGTGGAAGGCGTGAGGGAGGTGGCAGCGAGGGTGACGCCGGCAGATGGGATTGAATAGTGAAGGCCGTTGATGGTCAGGAGCTGACCATTGAACCTGGACAGCAGGAGATTGCCGCCGGACAGGGTCACGCGGCACTCGCCGAAACTCATCGTCGCCTTGTTCTGCACAAGGGAAACGAATTTGTTGGTGTAAAACGCCGTCCCACTGCACACGATGAGAGCGCTAAACCCATTGGGAACAACGAGGGTTGCCGCCCCGTCGATCGTCTCGGCACCATTCGGATCGATCGTCACGTCTGCACCGTCGGCGATGACAGTGAGGTGCCAATTCGCCGCCAGGGTAGCAGCCGCGGTGAGAGAAAGCGTTGCGACCGCCGTGAAGCGGATGATGGCGTTATTGTCGTTCGCCACCGCCGTATAGTTGCCGGCTTTGGTGACATAGACCACCTCACCGTCAACGCCAGCGCGCAACTGCGCCATGAGGGTTCGGAAGGCGTCGTCGAAGTTGGAAACCGCATTGGTTCCGAGAATTCCGACGCCGCCAATATCGGTGTTGTTCGAGGCGGTTTCGGACCAATCGAGGAATGTATTTTTTGCCATATGATATTTTCCTTACCAGAGCCCGGCGCTCATCTTTCCGTCGACGGCATCGCGGAATTGCTTGCTTTCGGAGTAGGCGCGGCGGCCGGATTCGTTGAGGCCGGCGAAACCGGTCTGCTGTTTCCCGTTGTTGTTCGGATTAGCCGGAGGGGCCTCGGGGTAGAAATTCCGCTGTGCGATGTTTTTCCCGAGAAGACCGCCGGCAATTGCACCGATTGGCCCAAGGACAAGGCCGCCGAGTAGGCCGCCGCCGAGGCCGCCAAGCATGTTTTGCCGGTCCATCGCCTTTTGCGTGCGATCGACATAGGCTTGGAATTCCGCAGGAGTGGAATGCTGGAGCGGGCCGCCCATCAAGCCTTGCTGCTGTTGGAGCCGCGCGGCTTCGGGATCGGACAGGAGGCCGCTGTGAACCGCTGGCGTCTCGGGCTGAACCGCCGCCGTTTGGATCGAGTCCGGCGCATGCGTCACCGTTGGATCGGCATAGGCAACGGCGCTTGGCGCTGGCGGCGTCTGCGGAGCGACCGGTGAGCCAGGCCAGTTCGTTGCCGGCGCGCGTAGATCCGGGAGAATGCCGGCGTTAAGCTGCTGGTCGAGAAGACCGCGTTGTAGCTGTTGCGGCGTCGTGGCGACAGGTGCGGTCGAAGGGAAGCGTTCGGCATCGAACCCCACCAGAGACTCGGGGCTGAGAAGGCCGCCCGTGTAGGCGAGCGCCGGGGGATTGCCGAACCGGCTATTGTCGAATGAAACGGGGCTCACGTCGGCAAGCGCTCCTCTCTGGACAGGGGACGGGGTTGCAGGAAAGGATGGCTGGGAAAGGATGGCGTCGAATGGGTTGGCCGGCGCCTTTGGCACGTCGAGAAGGGTCGGCACCGGAATGCGGCCGTTCGGTATGCCTTCCGCTGACACCGAATAAGGTCCGGCTGGCTGCTGGCCGGGAGGCGTGCCGTGATAGTGGACGCTCTTGCCGACGCCGAAAGCCTGGGCGCCGGCGTTGATCATCGGATCTATCCAGCCGCGAAGGCTGCTTTTCGAGGAAAAATTCGGGTTGGCATAGTTCAGCGCGCCACCGATCGCAGATGGTTCGCCGGCAGCCGCACCCGCGATACGATCGGCAACCATATTGCGCACGCTCTCAGGTGCCCGCGGGGTTTGCTGCACCGAGCCATACGGGTTGAGGAACGACGGCCCCGTGATCTTCGAGAACTGCCGCGATTGGTTGAGAACGCCGGTTGCCGACGTCGGATATGACCCCGAGGCCATGCGGTTTGTGACGGTGTCCACCACGGCGCCGACCATCCGCTGATATTCCTGCGGGTTGGAGCGCTGCATAGAGCGGGGTACTTCCGTATCGACAACCCGTGCGATATAGTCGATATCGCGCTGGCTCAGATTGACGTTAGCCATGCTGCCACCTGAAGGGGTAAATATTGAACGACGATTTCCGCAAGAATCTCGATCTTCACGAGAGCGAATGGCGGCGCGAGGGGAAGAAAGAACCGTTTTGGGGGCCGGGAGCCTTCTGGTTTTTCAATGTGACGTTGCCGCTGTTTATTGTGGCAATCGTCCTTTCCCAAATATCAAAGTTTATCTACGCCGCTGTACTTGGCTACTGACGGCCGCCGCCCCTGGACCGATCAGAGGCAGCGCACGGTTTGAAATGGCGTTGAGGACCGGCGCCGTGCCGCTGGCTGCTGCGTTGCGAACCGCCTGAATGCCTCGAAGAGCCGCGTTGTCCACTGACCTGGCGGCCACGTGCCCAATTGCGCCAGGAGTAGCGAACCCGATCGCCGTCCCCGCAGGCCCGAAAAGCGAACCGATCGACGCCCCTAGTGCAGAACCAGCGCCTGCAGAGACAACCCCACGCGGCGCGAATTTGGCAACCCATTTCGCCACTGCGCCGCTCGTTTCAGCTTTCGCCAGTTGCCGGATGACGCCGATTTCCTCGGCCGTGAACCCTTTGACCTTGCCCTTGACGATCTGCGTATAGAGCTGCGATGCCTTGTCGCGAAGTGCGTTTTCCATGCCGGATTGGGAATACCTGCCCGACTTCACGTCGGCGAGATCGAACAGATCTTCAAGCAATTGTGCCTTCGAACGCTTCGCCCACAGATCATCAGCTTCGCGGAACGTCTTCAGCCCACTGGCGGGGCCGGTAAGATGGCCCTGCTGGGCATTATCGGCGAAACTGTTCAGGATATCGCGCATCCGCAGAAGCATCCGCTCATCTCCAGGCTCAGCGCCGCGGATTGCGAGGTCTATTTCCTGACGCAACTCGTGAAATGTCTGGAGATCCATAGGCTTGCCGCGAAGCGCCTGCACATCGGCAAGAATGCCGGCCGTCTTCGGGCGCAGCGTTTCATTGATACGGCCGGCGGCTACCGTCATATTGTTCACGATGTTATCGGCCGCTTGAGGAGCGATGGCAACGCCCGACTGATAGGCTTGATCGTAAAGCGACTTTGACGCCACTTTCAGTTCATCGGCCGTAGGCGCCGCAGCACCTGCCGCCTTGCGGGCGGCCCTGGAAGCCAGCACATCGCCGACCTTCGACAAGGTGGCGCCGAAGCCGGCCCCGAGCATGCCGCCGGTTGCCGCCCCCACCAATCGATCGCCAGGTTTTGCCTCGCCGGCCCCGGTGACAGCGCCGTATCCGCCAGCCTCGATAGCAGCGGCACCAGTGCGCCCGATGATCGGCAGGTTCCGGCCAGCGAGAACGTTCGGAAGACCACGCGCCATGACGAGACCGCCGCCGATATCACCAGCAACGGATGCGACGGGGTTTTGCTGCCGCATGGCGGTCTTTTTGGCGTCCTCCTGCGCCTGCGCCGTGGCATAGTCGGTATCTCCGATGAGAGAGCGCCAGCCGGCGGTTATTTCATCGTCCCACCCAAGCAACGGTGCGCGTTGCGCCGCGCTTGCGCCAGCGTCTATGACCTTGGCGATCGGCCCGAGCGGGTTGTACTTCCCGGCATAGATGCCGCGGCTATAAAAATCGTCCCGATTGGCCTTGGCGTCAGCGACACGCTGGTCATCGATTGCCTTGGAAGGGTTCTGGAGCGCCGCCGAAAACTCAGAGGCGAGCGCCTTGGTGTCGGCGCTGGCAGTGCTCAAATCATCCTGGCCGTATGTCGCCTGCATGGCCCTGACGATGACGTCATCAGCCGTGCCGTCCGGGAATTCGACGATTTCGCCGTTCGGCGCCTGGATCTGGACGGGCATTATTCAATTCTCCCCGTCTGCGGGTTATAACGACGGACGGTTCCGGGCGAACCTTGCGGCTGGGTTTGGCCGTGATTTGCCTGGGCGGCGAGCTTCGCAAGGCCCGATTGGACCGCATCGTTGAAATCGTCGAGAGCCGCTTTGAAATCTTCAGGGCCCTGCGCCTGATTGAGGCGGATGTAAGCCTGCTCGGCTTTCTTTCCTTCGAAGTCGGTGATCTGGCCGCCGCCCTTGAGAAGGGTGCGGGCCTGGAGAAACGCGCCGCCGCCGAGCTGGTTGATGTATCCCTGCACACGGTTAGAACCTTCACTGATGTTCGGCGTGATGGAGTCGAGCGGCCCGAGAACACTTGCAAGATCGGGGTCGTTCTTCAGGCGGTTGACTTGGTTGGCTACGTCTGTAGCGGCCTGTTGAGCGGCCGGCAGTGCTGTCCTTGCCGTTATCGTTGCCTCTCCCTGCCCCTTGCCGAGCGCCTTTTGCTCTTCGGCGCCAGCAAGGTCTTTCGGAATGTTGTTGGTTTGCACGCCACCGGGCCCAATGATCCCAACAGAGTTTCCGAGATCGACGGTCTTCGCTGGTGGGGCGAACGTGTTGCCGTTGCCGATGTCAATCGGCTTGAATGATCCCCTGCTGCCTATCTGGCCGTATTGGATGCCGTTCGGCGTCTGGATCGGGATCGGGTTGCCGTAAAAGGTCTCCTGATCAACATCGCCGGGAGCTTTTGGAGGCGTCATCCATTGGCCGGTTTCGGTGTTGTAGAGCGAGCCGCCGGCCGACATGTAATTGTTCTTCGGCTTCTGCGCCTCAAGCTTCTGCTGATAGAACAGCTTGTAGGCATCGCCACCGGACAGCGCGCCGCTTTCGACGGCCGCCGCGAGATCCGGGTTCTGCGTGCGGAGAAATTCGAGCGTCTTGTTGCGCTGGCGGACGCCGGCAACGCCTTGGGCGAGCCCTGCGACCTGCTCTTGAGGGTTCGAGCCGCCGAGGAGGCCAGCGCCTGCCTGAAGCAGCATATCGGAGTTGCCGCGGAGCCACGGCTGGAACCCATTGGCGAAGGGAGGAAGTGCCATTTAAGACCTCTTCTTGTTGCTATCTGAGGTATAGCAATGGTAAAATGCGAACGCGCCGGGGACGGCAATCCCACGACGCGCTCTAACCAAGCCAACCTTACAGGAGGTCGAAATGGCTGAACTGACGTTCGCAGAAATTTCCAAGCTTCTCAAGTATGAGCCGGAGACCGGAAAGCTGTTTTGGCTTCCGAGGCCGGTCGAGATGTTTTCTGATGCCTGCCTTGGAGGCTCGACCACCAACGCGAAGCGATGGAACAACCAATTCGCCAACAAGGAGGCTTTTCTTACAGTCGACGGCAAAGGTTACCTGTGCGGCAATATCTTCGACCGCCAATATGGCGCGGCCCGGGTTGCTTGGTTATTGCATTCCGGAGACTGGCCGAAAGACTGCATTGACCACATTAACGGCGATCCGAAAGACAACCGGATCACCAATTTACGCGATGTCAGCCGATTGGAAAACCAGCGGAACAGAAAGCGTTTCTCGTCCAATAAAAGCGGCGTTTGCGGCGTCATCAGAGACAAGAAGCGGTGGAAGGCCCACATCACTGTGGATGGGCGCCTTAGAAGTCTCGGTGTCTACGATGACATCAGTGATGCTATTGCCGCGCGCTTACGGGCCGAAAAGGAATTTGGTTATCACCCAAACCATGGCAGAGGCTAGAAAAGCGATCCGAGCAATCCAGCCCCGGATGCGCCGTACCCAAGAGCCGTGAGAAATGGATTTTGTCCAGGTTGCGATTGCGTCTGGCTTGAACCCAACTGCCCTGCTCCAGAGGCAATCGCGTTCAATCTTGACAAATTCTCCCAAGGTTTCGACTGCCGCTCGTTGAAGATCCGCAGTTTGTCGTTCATCTGCCGCGTTGCCAGATCCTCGTTCATGGCGCCAACCTGCATTAGGCTTTGCGCCGGAGCTTGGAGGCCGCTATAGGCCGTCGAAAGGTTGCCGATCCCTTGCTGCGACATATTGAAAAGATTGCTGTTGGCCGAGTCCTTGCGGGCCTGCCACGCCTGATACTGCCGCGCGCCGAGGTCGCCGATCGTGCTGCCGAGAAGCTGCTGGTTTGCGCCGGAACCATACCGGCCGGCCGCCGATGCGCTGCCATTGACCGAATTGGTTGCTTGGTCAACCACCTGCTGAAAGCCCGGATCTTCGTTGATGTTGAATGAGCCATTGGCGACAGCGCGCGTATTGTTCAGCGCGTCGAGCTGGCCGGCATTGTAGCCGCCGTTGTTGATGATGTCCTGATATTGCCCAGACGTGCCCTGGCCGCCGCTGTTGGCATTTGCGGCATTGCTGATGACGCCCATGCCCTGCGTGGTCTTGGCATCCCACGGCACGACGGTAGAGCCGGTGTAGACCTGCGCGCCGGTTCCGCTGTTGTAAAGGCTCTGCGCCGCACCAATTCCCTGCTTGAGCGCCGGTTGCGCGGCTGCCCACGGCGCGGAATTGCTGGTTGTTGTCTGCTTGCTTGAACCGGTCATAAAGGCACCTCGAAAGTGATGCGGAGTTTTTTCGCGTCAGGAAAGAGTGCCGCCCACCCTTCCCGGCCTTCGGCAACAAAGCTGGTAGCGCCGCCGTCCTTCGCCATCTGCGAAATGAAGTCTCGAGCCGCCGGGAGCCATTCATTGACGCCATCGCCAACAATCCCGAGGCAGCGCATGACGGTCTTTGCCGTCCATTTCTGGAATTGCATGATCAGGATCGCTTTTGGGCTGTCATCGAAGGCAACGACACAGAACGCTTGCCCCGATCGGCACATCTGCCAGAGTTCGCCCGATGAGATGTCACCGCCGGTCCGTTCACATGCCGCCTGGAGGCGTGCCGAAAACAGAGGCCAGATTTGATCAACCTCTTGAGCGTTGGCGATAGCAATCCTCATCGGCCGAGAGCAAAGTTCAACATGGTGATGACGGTAGCCTTGACGCTCGCGGCTCCGATGACTTTGATCTTGTCGCCGTCGCGAAGCCGGATGGGCAGGTCAGAGACAATCGTCGTGGTCTTCGTCGGGACAGAGCCCACCCAGATCACCCAATCGGTCGTCGTACTGGCCTGATACCAGTAGATGTAGCAGGTGACGGCGCCGGCTGAATCGTTGGCGAAGGCCACAGACGCGGCGGTCAGGCTGTCATCGGTCGCCGTCACCACGTCAGTCAGGCTCGTGCCGGCCAGCGCCACGGAAACCGGTTGATCGACATTGCCAACGAATGTGCCGAGAACGCTCATTGCTCACCACTCGCCGCGCCGTGGGCGTTGACTGCGCTGGCGATGGTCCAGACCGTTGCTTCGGCAATCACCAGTTGGAACTTATGCAGCCGCCCATCAGACCGGAACGGCACGAGGCCGGCACGGTTTGCCGCGTTGGCGGTTGACCATGTGACCGCGTCGCCGTGGTAGCTCATCGTGCCATCAGCCAGGGTAAAGCCGGATATCGGCGCGTCGGTAATGACGCGGGCGCTGTTGACGAATGTTCGGGTGTTCTGATCGATCTCAACCTGTGCCGTCTCGATCGTCGCCTGCAGATCAGGGCCGGAGAAATAGGCCAGCTTGTTGTCGGTGGTGAAGGTCGCGAAGGTCGGGCGGCCACCAGAGAACAACCGGCTGTCGAATGGCTCCGCAACGTCTGCAATCTTCGAATAAAGGGTATCGAGGCCATCCCAGGACAGCGAAGGGGTTGCCAGCGCCATCATCTCGCCAACTGCAATATCGGTGGTGCACCAGCGATCAAGCTGCCAGTCATAGCCGAGACGGTAGAAATTGCCGTTCAGAGCGCGGTATTTCCACCACACGATCTTGTTGAACGGATCGGCAGATCCTTGAACGTCGCCGAGATAGGTCTGGTCAACCTGCTCCAGAAACCACCGGTCCACCCGTTCCGCGCCGATCGGCTGACGATTGACGCCGCCGAAGAAACCATCTTCCGAGAGATAGAAGAACCGGCCAGGGCCAATCGAGACGATCGACCGCGGCGCAAGCGTTCCCTGCTTGGCGTTCAGCACCGTGCGCGTGAAGGTGAAGCCGGAGGCGGGTGCAAAGGTGAAGAACTGCATGGCAGAGCGTTGGATAACAGAGAAGCCGCCCGTATCGGCAAAGCCGCCCATGACCTCGTCGCCTTCCGGCAACTCCTGAACGTCGCAGCCCTTTTTCCCGACTGTCCAGTATTCGATATCGTTGATCCCCGACCACTGAACCGTCTTCTGGCCGTTGGTGCTGTCGAGATAGCCAAGGACGAGGAAATCGCCGGCCACCCACGAATATTTCGCTTTCGGCGGGCTGCCGGCGAGATTGGCAAAGTTCCCGGCCACCTCGATGTCATAGAGCTGGATTGGATCGGAGAGGTTGTGCGCAACCAGCTTGTCGCCGAAACGCGTGAACGTCCATGCGTCCTGCAGCGGCACGTTATACGGCGCGCTCGGGCCGCTGATATCCACCCACGAATAATCAGTGGTGTTGAGCCGGTAGAGGCGGGTCGCCGTGCCCGCAATAATGACATAGGTTCCGGCCGCCGTGCGCACGTAGACAGCGCCGCGGCATTCGGCCGCCAGAGCATCGGAGATCTCGGTCAGCCCCGGCATCGGCCCCCAGCCATTGGCGACAGGCAGAGCGTTGACGACGTTCGAACTGCTGGAGCCTTCAAACGGGCTCTTGTCGGGCTCGAACGGGGGGAATGGGATCATCATGGGGTGGAATCGGTCCTGACGTTCCAGCGAGCGCGGCCCATCAGCCCAAGCGCCGGGTCAACCGTGAGCTGAGAGCGCTTCTTGCGGGAATTCTCGTTCGCAACTTCCGCCGTGAACTCGTCGAGCATGCCTTTCCATGCCTGGATAGTGGCATCCTTGGTGTAGGCGCAGCCCCAGACAATGGCGGCGGCCAGATAGAGATCCGGGTTGTTGGTGAGGAATTCGTTGGTCGGCGCGGCATCCGAAAGGGCAAAGCGGCCGAGATAGACGAACCGGAATGAATAGGCTTCGATCATCGGCCGATCGAGCGAGATTGTGCTGCCCTCGATCGCCCACATGGAGGGTTGGCCTTGGATCGTCGTCGTCGAGAACGTGCCCAAGGCGCGAGGGACAAGAAACCATTCCGTTTCGCCCTGCGTGTAGTAGAGGTTTTGCGGTTCCTGAACGGACAGGGAGGCGATGCTGAGCGTCTGCGCGCCGATTGAGCCGGAAAGCGTGGCCGTGGTGGCGACTTGGCCAAGCAGGCGGTTGAGACGTGCCTCGCCAAGCGTGATGAAGTCAGCGGCGTTGCCTGATAGGTCGGAGCGAGCCATCCAGTCCGAAATAGCAGCCTTCAGCTCGGAATAATTCGAAATGCTCATGCTTTCGAGCCCCCAGGCTGACGCAGAAGGAATTCATGGAGATTGCCGGGAAACTCCCGATCACTGCTGTGATGCGAGATGTTGAGATCAGGGATCAGCCAGATATCGCCGCACTTTTCCGTCCAGCGCTTCGAAAAGGCGTAATCCTCGCCGTACCAGACGCCGTCGATAGCACCGTGGTTGAACAGATCGACAGCCGCCGCGTAGCGTGAGCCGTAAATCAGTTCTGGGTAGGCGCGCATGAATTTATCGACGGCTTCCTTGGTGATCTTCATGAAGCCGGCGGGGATTCGATGGGCATGTATACAGCCATCGTCGCGCAATACCGGTCGACCGGTCGCGTCCGTGAGCCATCCGCCCATGTATTCTTCCTCATCCTTCTTGAACCGGTAGGTTCCAGCCACGACTTCGCCGGGGGTGTTGATAAGGGTAACGAGGTCTTCAGGCGCCCAACTCAGGTCGTAGTCGATGAAGACCACGATGTCGGCCTGCCCATCCATCGCCTTGCGCAGCATGGTAGCGCGCGCAGCCGAGATGTATGGATTGCCGATTTCCTGAATGAAGTGGGCGTTTTCCAGCAAGGGTGCCGATCCGGCCAAAGCCCGTTTGTAGGGCTCGGTCGGACCGGCGAGGCTGGGGGTCGCGATGACGATTTTCGTCACGAGGTTTTGTAGGCCCCGAGCGCGATCAGCGCATTTGTCAGTTCCAGCATGATCGCCGCGGTATTGGAAGCCACCGAAACGTAGGAGGATGCCGACAGGAGAGACGTCGCCAGCACTGTGCTGGTGCGTTGCGCCACCGGAGTAACACCGTAGAGGCCCACCTTGTCGGTGGCGCTACGGCCGAGTTGGGTTCCGTCCGTGGAACCCGAGCCGAGGTATTCAACAGCCATTGGTCTGTCTCCTTAGTTGAAGTGCAGACGGGTCGCCCATTCGGGGCGAAGCGTCTTGTAGCCGTAGAGAACGTCAATGCGGCACGGCAGGTTGTCGTTGTTGATGTCGTACTGACGCACGATACGCAGCGAGATGCCGTCCTGAACTTCGCGACGAGCGAAATCCACGCCGCCAGGCATCACCAGATCGGCCGTTGCGAAGGTGAACGCGTCTTCCTGATAGAGCATGGACGTGGTGTCCTGGCCCGATGCAGTACCGGCGACAACGACGGCCTTGCCAGCGCCTGCCGAGTTGATGACGACGTTCTGCTTGGCGCCCGAGGTGATCGGGGTTGGGGAAACAGTGATGTTGCCCGCGCCGCCGGCATAGTCGGCCGTGATGACGAACTGCTGTAGAACGCCGTTATCGACCTTGGTTTCCGGATGAACGCTGTTGACGCCGACGATGGTGATGATGTCGCCCTTGAGCAGCGTTCCGGTGCCTGCCGTCACCGCGATCGTCGCAGAGGCCGACGTAATGCCGGTAGAGGTGTTCACGACGTAGTTGGCGTCAGCCGCACCGCGGGTATAGCCAGGCCACAGCGTGTTTTCCATGAAGTCGTAGCCGGCGGCCCGACCCATGTAGCCTTCCTTGTACTGCTTGGACACTTGAGCCTGGTCGTTGAACAAAGTCTTGGTGTCCTTGACCAGGGTGGACATGTCGAGGGAGTTCAGGTTGGCGCTGCGATCGTTCAGCGGGGCAAGACCGCGCTGCATCAGAACGCGGCCCGAGAGCACGTCGTTGTATGCAAGCGTGGAAGCCGGCGTCCAGATGGCGTTGTAGACGTCCTTGAACATCGACATGGCATCATATTCGACGTTCGCAGCCAGGACGGCCATTGCCGGCTCCAGGATGCGCTTGGAGAAGTCGTCGAGCGAAAGGGTGAGTTCCGCAGACGAGAAGTTAACGTCAACACCCTTCTGGGTGGCGACCTGCAGGTTCTGGCTGTCTTCTGCGGTATCCTGAGTGGCGATCGTCTTGCCGGTACGCACTGTGTAGCGGTTCGGCATGCGGATCTTCAGGGTGTCGCCGATCTTGGCGCCGGACTTGGCGAAGCTGTCATCGTACTGGCGGTTGATCGAGCCAATGAAATTCAGCTTCTGGTGCAGAATGCGGAGCGCTTCTCGCGTCACCGCAGTGGGGGTAAGGATTGTGTTGGACATTCAAGTCTCCTTGGCCGATATCGGCCGGTGTTGGGAAATCAGCCCTTTTTGGAGACCTGCGCGTTTCGGCGTTTCAGCCACTCGTCGGCGGTCAAGCGATCGTCGAGGCCCGCGAAAGGCGGGTTTGCTCGTGCTGTGACCTTGTTGAGGGGTTGCGTTGCCGTTTGCGCGGGCTTGGGGGCCGCTGTTTGCTTCTGGAGAGCGAGATGGCCGATGTGGGCAAGATAAAGGGTCTTGTAGACCTGCGGCGTGTAGGCGTCGCGGAGGCCATCGACGGTGAAGCCGAGATCCTTGGTCGCAAATTCCGTGATCTTGTTATCCAGATCGGGCGTCCAGCCCTTGAGTTCCTTTTCCGCAAACTCGCGTGTTTCCCGAAGGCGACCTGCAGTTGCCTGTTTCGCTTTCTCGGACAGTTCGTTTTGCGTCTTGTCGAGGTATTGAGCGACCTGACCGCGCTGCTGCTGGAGCTGCTGGTATTGACGCCAGTGCGACATGGCCGCCATGGGGTCTTCCTGCTCCAGCTGCTGCCAGTTGACGTCTTCGTACTGCTTCAACTGGTTGTCGATGTTGATGACGTGGGCTCGCGCCTCAATGACATCCTGAGAAGTCTGATACGCTGCCGCGGCTTCCGCCTGTTTGGCTTCGACCGCTTTGCGCTGTTCGGCCACTTCCTGCGTCTTGCGCGTGTAATCCGCCGTGCGAAGGAGAGCGTCCTTCAGTTCAGGCGGCAGCTTGTGGATCTTTCCTTCGTATTCGACATCGATCAGTTCCGGTTCAAGCGGTTCGCCATCGCCTTCCTGCTCGTCGCCTTCTACGACCTCGGTTTCATTCTCCAGTTCGGCCGGGGCTTCACTGGCATTTCCTGCTTCTTGCTGCTGCGCTCCGCCTGCAGGCATAGCCTGTGCATCGGCAATAGCCGTCAAAGCCTCTGTCATCGAGGTTCACTCCATCGCTGGTTTGGTGAGAGAAAAGAGCGCCGCTTACCCTTGGCGCGTGGGAGCTTGTGCGGCCTGATTGGCCTTTTGATCGACTGACATGGCGTGTGTTGCCATCTTCGTGCGCGCATCGACCGAAATCTTGGAACGATCGTTGGCTAGATCACCTTCAACCTTAATCCGCTCGGTTCGTGCGTTGAACTCGTCAACTGACTTGTCAGCTTCGAGCGCCTGAACTTTCTGCGTCAGCTCCTGAATGGCCTGCTGGCCCTGTTGGATCATCTGCTGCACTTCAGGCGGCAAGCCCTTGTTCTGGAGCGCCGGGTTGATCGACTTGAGGCGTTCGGCAATCTCGTCGGCGCCAGGCCAGTCCAGGTTCATCGCCAGGATATCGCCGATGACCGGAGCGGCGGCCGGGAAGGCGCGAACAAACTCCGTCATCTGCATCGCGGCTTCCTCGCGCCGTGTGGTGAAGCTCGGGCCGGTGGTGACGGTCAGATCGTACTTGCCGGCGGTTAGATCGTGGATCGCCAGGACCGGATTGCCTTCCTTGTCCATCTCGGGTTGACCATCCGATCCCATCGTCTGCGCGGGCTGCTGCCCGTTGATCTGGACAGACTTGGGAGAGCCGTCTTCGCCAAGCACGCGGATAATGCGCTCGTCGCTGTAGACCTTCGGGATGAGGTCAATCAGGACGCGTCCGGTGTGGCGGATGGCGCGCGACAGGTTGTCGATGAAGTGGAACGTTGCAACATCGCCTTCGCGCTGGCGGGCCATGATGGCCTTGCCGCTCGTCTCGTTCGACCTGGCGCCCAACGATGCGTCATAGATGCCGATGATGGCCTTCATGTCGTCGGAAGCGTTCAGCGCCTCCTGCAGAGCTCCTGCGGCCGGCCCGACATCGAGGGGCTGGCGCTGCGGGGGTTCTTGGTCGTATTCAAGATAGGCATGGCTCGTCGTGTTTGCCGTCGCCCAATTGGCGGAATCCGTGTTGAACGTGCCGACGCGGCCGATCCACGGCACACGAGGCGCGAGCGCAACAAGCTCGGTGCTCGTCGTGCGCCAATAGTTGAACATGCGCTGCGCATCTTTGGCATTGTGAATGAGGCTGCGGAGATACCGCTTGCCCTCGACGATGATCTCATCCCCATAGACTGGGATGATCGGGATATAGCGACCGGGCCAGGGGTTGACCTCCAGCACATCGGCGCCGCTCATGATGACTTGCGTGACCTTGTGCGATTTCGTGGCGCGAGAGCCGACGATCTGGAGAATGCCAGCCTGAACAGCAGCCTGCAGGTCAGGATCGTTCTCGAATTCCTCCTTGTCGTAGACGTAGCCATTCGAGCATTTGACGATTTCCCGCTCGACTTCCTCACGGCGCCACCATTCGGCAATCATCACCGTTTCGTCGTTGAGCCAGATGCCTGCTTCGCTCCAGGCATCGCTGGCGAAGTCCACATCAACCTTGCCGCCGTCAGAGTTCGTCTTGTCGCCGTACTTGGCTTCGAACTCAGCCTTGCGCATCGGCTCGACCACGAACGCCACATTCCAGTCGGAGGAATCCGCTGACATGCTGTCAGGGTCGCCGTAGACCGAAAACTGGTTGGCAACGCGCTCGATCGACAGATCCATGTCGAAGGTGTCGTCGTAAGCGTAATCCATGCCGACACGCCAGTAGCCGAAGCCGCCGGCAACGCTCGCCTCAATCGCCGTGTCATAGGCAACGTCAGCATTCGACGTGTATTCGATGTTGCGGATCAGCCCGTTGATGATCTCGGCCGTCTTCGGGTCGGCGCCGCTATCGACCGGATGGACCTTGATCGATGGCTTGTTCTGGCGAGCATCGTTGACGACCTGCCGGATGAACGCCGGCATCTTGTTGATGGTCAGGTGCGGACGCTGCTCGATGTCGCGCTGCTTGATGATGTTGTCGGGCCATTGGTCGTCAAGGCGCGAGAAACGGATATCGTCGAGGGCGCACAGACGGTTTTCCTGCTCCGCATCCTGGCAGCGCTCGAAAGCCGTTCTGCCCTTTGCAAGCAGGTCGCTGGTCTTCTCTTCAGCCATCAACAGCTATCCATTCGATTGACTTGAAGCGGCCGGCTTCGGAGATACGCTCACGGTAAGCGGCATTTCCCCACTTGGCGCGAAGAGCGGCCCTTGCTTCCTGCTCGGCCGCATCGTCACCAGCTTTGAAATCAACGCCTATGATCTTGGCCATCAGGACATCCATGCTCCTGCGCCTGAAGCGCGCGGGTCTCGTTTCTTCTTCGCCATGGGCTCTTCGTAGACGACGCAGCCGAGGCCGAAGCCATCGGCGCCGTGCGATGCCCAGTCATGCTCGGGACCGAGGCCGATGCCGCGGGCGTCGTCTTTCTTCTCGTGATACCAGCCAAGCGCCGCGCGACCTGCTTCCGTGGTTTCTTCGTTGAACCACATGCTGGGGAAAAGCCGCCTTGCAGCCTCGATGCGGGCGGATGCGGCGCCCTTGCCCTGGTTCGGAACGACCGTCACCTGATAGCCAGCGTCTCTCAGCGCGCTCTCGTAGGAGACGTCGTAAACCTTGTCGTTGGTCGAGCCGTCATGCGGCAACCAGAACTGCGCCTTGTCCGGCGTGTAGCCTTTCGAGCGGCACCAGTTGAGATGAGCGGCAAGAGGCTGGCCCACAGCCTCGTAATAGTTGAGCCAGCGGATTTCCTTGCCGATGAATTGGCAGGCCCAGATCGTGAAGGCGTCGGCCTTTGCACCAGTGCCGCCGATATCACAGATCAGGCGGATGGTCATGAGCGGGTCAGCAGCTACGCGACCAATGCGGCCCTCGTTCTTGGCGTCGGCGAGATGTCTGGCGAAATAGGCGCCGGAAGCAACGCTCAAATAGCCGCCCTCCCAGATGTGGTCGTATTGATCCGGCTGCATGCGAAGGCAGTCCAGACGCTCCTGCTCCAGTTCAGCAGTGAGCCAGGGATTATCTCTCCAGTTCGCCGTAACGAGAACCGACCCCGTAGGCCGCTCGTCGCCGCACATCATCAAATCAACAGGATCGACTTTCCGGCGCGGGTTCCAGCTAAACCAGATCTCCGAACCGGGAGCGCGGATCGTCGGGCGAAGCAGGTTGAGCGACCGCATCGAGGCCGTCTGCGCTTCTTCCCACCAAGCCCGCTTGAAACCTTCGAGTGACTTGATCGACTCCGCCGTGTGATCCTGCATGCCTTGGAAGATGATCGCGCCATCCCCTGGCGTTTCGATCGTGTCGCGAAAGACCTTGAAGCCGTCCGCCTCACCTAGGCCGAAATCTGCCAGCTTCCCTTCAAGCAATCGCTTCGATGAATCGGCCAGCGTCTTCTGCACTTCACGAATGCACACCGAGAGCATGCCGAGCTCTGCAAGGTGGTCCTCGATCATGAGGCCGCCGAAGAAATGAGACTTGCCCGAACCGCGCCCACCCTTTGCGCCCTTGTAGCGGGCCGGCGCGAGAAGAGGCTCGAAAGCCTCAGCCGTTGGGATCTGTAGAGTTCGCACGGACTATGTGGCGTTCGATGCGCTGAATGACGCTGATCGGATTGTCGTCGTCATCCCCGCCGATAATTGCCTGAGCAACCTTGCCGTCGGTTCGGTCGGCGATTTCCTTGACGGCGTCCATCTTGCCTTCTTCGGCCGCCTCGATAAGCTTCCTGGCAATTAGCCGAAGACCGCGCTCGTTCTTCTCCGCAGCGGCAAGCTCAAGGCGAAGAGCGTCACGGAAGGGCTTTTCCTGCTTGCGCCCGCTGTTTGCGTTGCCAGCCATTTTAAAATCCACAACTCGTTGGAATATTATTTCTATCTACCCCGCACACGCCCGGTAGAATTTTCTACGCGTCCACGCTTGCGCATGTGCCAGTGCAGGCCGTGACACGCCGAACCTGATACGGCGGAATGAAGCCAACCGGGCAGGCGGTGAATGTGATCGTGACCGAAGTGGCATTATCGGCCGGGACGATGGTAATATCGCCTGTAGTGGTCATGACAACGGCCTTCGCGATCGGGTCAAGGTCGGTTGCTCCTGGCGTGATAGCCGCGCCTTTGCGGCCGAAGCTTGTCGCGGTTCTCCCGCCACCATTCCATTCAGGAGAGGCCATAGCTTACCTGCCTTTGCATTGAGAATTGGAACAGACGCAGAGATTGGCACTCAAAGCACCCTCCAGCAATCCACACACCCTGGCTGATCCGTCGCGCAGCCCGTAAGCCACAGACCGAGGATGATTGCAGCGATAGTGACGGTGATGAAGATGAGAGTGGAGCGAAGTGCGTGTTTGGCTTGCGGGGTCCATGAGCGGCCGCATTCGGCACATAGATAATTAGTCTTGCCGCCGCCGTGGAATGCGAATGTTTTTCGGTGGAAGAGGCGGCAACAGATCGCTTTGATAAGCTGCATCTCGCTCTCCTGAAAGATCCCGGTTTCTAGGGAGGCAGAGCCGGTGTGCCACTCTCATTTATTTCTCGAGGCCGAGAGCTTAACCACCCGAAGGTCCCTCATTGATGGCGATGATCAGTCGCCCTATCGCCTACGCGATCTCCTGAAAGATCCCCGCCTACCGGATGGGTGGGGTGGTCGGGAAGAAACACCGGACTCTCTCCCGGCTGTCACAAGCTCCGCGTTTTGATCTGACCCGCTCGCCGGTAGCTATCCGGTAACGTGGCCTTCGGGAGCGTCGGACGCCGTAGCGCTGATGTCCTCAACCCGATCTGGACGCCGGGGAGGCCGAAGCCTCACGCGCAACGCGCTCCCGAACGATCTGCGTGCCTTGCGGCGAATGCTTTGGAAGGAAATTAGAGACGGCTCTCCAAACGCTGGTCGTGAGCACCAGCAGAGACGCGGCGAATCCGCTACAGAACCGTCTCGCAAATCACTCCATAACCATTAACCAATTAAAAGTTAATCGTCAACGGTTACAATCACCTATCAACACCTCTCGCCGCCCCAATCGACCACCCGATGGCCACGATCAAGATGAGAAGGCACGAAAACCTGTCGAAGTCGGCCGCGAACCAATTAAGCACGTCAACCATCATGCAACCCTTTCCACAAGCCCAATCGGGATTTCCGCATTCGCCATCCCGTTGAGGGTTTCGATAACGGCCTTGATCGTGTTGCGGCCGGTCGCGGCGATGATTGTTGCCCTCCTGCCGGCGAAGAGCCGATGCTGGCGGCCGATGGTCACGACGCTGCCGGCGGGGAACTGTTCGGAGGCCACACGGCGCGTCACCTTGCGAAGCCGCTGCTCTTCCTCGTAGGCTCTCAGCGCCTTGTGATACTCGTACAGCTCACGAAGGCTTGTCTCTGCCATCTGGATAAGATCGATCTGCGCCGTGGGTAGCGGGATGGGTGTGCCGCCGATGCCGATGATGGAGGCGACGAAATCGCAGTCCCGAACCTTCTTCCAGTTCTGCTCGTCGTGGACCGCCTGCATGAAGGCATAGCCGGGGATCAGCGGAAACCGCTTGTCGATCGCCTGCTTTGTGCGATGGTGGATCTTCAGCGCCAGTTCCGTTGGCATGTAGCATTCCATGCCTTCGCGCTTCATTGACCATTCGATATTGGTCAGGCGCTCGTCGTGCCGATAGGGCCTCGATGCGCCAGGCTTCAGTCTTAGTGCGTACCATGCCATGTTTGCCGCCTTCATGCCCGTTCCTCGCTATGCTAGTTTGATCCAGATGCTCTTGCCGTCTTGGGAAACCTTCACGTCCTCGATTTTCTCGTCGCCGGCGAGCGTCACCCCGTGCCGGTAATAGCCGGCGGCTTCCATGTCCCGCTTCTCTTTCTCACGCTCTATGTGAGCGAGGACCTGTGCGAGCGTTAGACTCATGTGATGACGCCCTGCCGCAGCGCCGCCGCTACGAGCGAGGTGACGTTTGCCGCGCCGAAGCGGTCCATCATCTCCCGCTTGTAGGTGTTGATGGTGTTCGCTCGAATGCCGAGGATCTCGCCGATGAGATCGGTCGTCTTGCCGTTGCTGAGGTGCACCAGCACTTCCTTTTCGCGCGGGGTGACGTGAATGCTCATGCGCGCTCGTCCCCCGTCTTGTGCTTCTTGACGCCGCTTAGAATTGATGTGTGGTCACGCTTGAAGTAGCGGCCGATCGCGGGGAATGAGAGATCCGGACGCTGGCGGTAGACCTCGTAATAGCAACGATGCCGAGGCGTGATCAGGTCGCGGGTGCGCCGAACGCTGACGATGTCGGCCATTGTGACGCCTGGATAGTCCTGCAGAACCTCGTCGACGATTTCCTTGACGCGGCGGACTTCGGTATATTCCTCCTCGTCCGATTCTACGTGCAGCAACTGGCAGAGCTTGTGCGCCTGGTCGATGACGCGGGCGTTGCGATCGGCCAAGTCTGCCTTTAGCTGCCGGATCTCGGCGTCTCGCTGCTCCAATTCGAAGCGGAGGCTGCGCGCCGTCATTTCGAGCATGCCGATGCGCTTCTGCTGCTTTGTCTCCAGATCAACGGCAGCCGGCGGCCGAAACAGGATCGCTCGCGTTGCCTTGTTGTGTTCATGCTGTTCCATCATGACTGGTACATGGATACTCATTCTGCGCCCTCTTGCTGCTGTGCAGGCGGTTCCCATGCCTGCTGTGTTGCCCATAGCCATATGGTTCCGGGTCTGAGTGTGTGACGCCTACCCTTGAGAACCGTGTCGTCGATGCCGATGTGATCTTCAGCGAGGCGATAGCCCTTGTTGAAGAGTTCTTCGGCTCGGCGTTCGTGGATCTGGCGCCAGTCTTTCATTGCCCGGTAACCCGCATGCTGCTGGCAACCTCACGGAGACGAGCTGCCATTTCGGCGCGTCTCTCTGGGCTTTCCTTTGGCTGCTGAATCGGCACGACGTTCGCCGCCTGGGCACGCTCGACGACGCGCTGCTGCAGGGCGCGCTCGGATTCGGCCATGTCTTCGTACGCCCGCTTGTTGATCCATGAGGCGGCGAGCGGGATATACTCCTTGTCGCGCTCCTTCATGGTGCGGATGAAATATTTGGCACCATCGGTGATATCGCGAGGGTCTGCGCCGGCATTGACGTGCTTGAAGAATGTATCGCGGGCGTCGCCGCGGCCATCGGTGTGGCGGGCGTAGGGCCGCCATGAGTTCCAGAACTCGACGAACTCGGGCGTTTCGTCTGCCTTGGTGGTGAAGTGCTTGATCATGCCTCTTTCCCCTCGTAGAAGATCCTCGGGCCTGTCGATCCGGAGCGTTCCGGCCCCCAGACGTACCAGGCATGGTCTTCGGTTCCCGTCTCGCCATTGCCGGCCCAACTGATGCGATCGACGAGGTTGATCTTCGCCATGAAGCGGTCATTGTCGCGGAAGAGGTGATGACGGGTCTTACCGAAATCGAACTTGGCAGTGAGCAGCATCGCGACATTGCCGGCGCAGCGCTCAAGAGCCAGTTCGCAGAACCGGACGGCCAGACGATTGCCCTTTCCGTATGGAGGATTTGTCACGATGGCATTTGGGCGTTCTGTCAGCATCGGAGACACATGGCCCGATAGGAAATCGAACATCTCGCAATGGCTGCGGCCGTAGTTCTCGATGTCGCTCGTCCAGACGGTAGCCCCGTCCTTGCGGAGAACGTCTGCCATCATGTGAGAGCCGGCGGCAGGCTCCCAGACGACATAGCCAGCCATTGGAAAGCGGCGCAGGAGCGCATGTGTTGCCCACGGCTCCGTGGCGTAGTAGTTGTTGGCGACGATCTCAAAATTTGAGGCGCGAACGGTCATGCCGCCAGATCCTCTTCCGCCTTCTGCAACAGCACCACGCACGGCGCCGGCAACCCCTCCCCCCACGTCATCAGCAAGCGCTGGCAAAAGCTGTCGTCCTTGACGATGCCGTGCATGACGAGGAAATCCGAAACGCACTTTTCGAGATTACCGATATCGCGGGCGCGCTTGTCGGGAGCCTGAAGGCAGATGGATATGCTGTACGGCCCGAGCCGTTGCCTCATGCTGTCCTTGACGACGATGGAGGCTTCAGCAATCCATGCCTCATAGCGTGGCGTCTTGTGCCGACCGCGCTTGTTGCCCCCGTTCGCATAGAGAGCGTTGACGGATATTGGGAAAGGAAGATGGAGTCTGATCATGCTGCCTCCCCGCCGCCGAGGTATTCGGCTATCTGGACGGTATCGAGACCGGATTTCAGGAGATCGATCAGTTTCATGCTGCTTCTCCTGCACAGTAAGACCCGCACTCGACGTCGGCATCCATATCGTCTGCTTCTTCGTCGAAGAAAGTCGGGTTGGCGCGCACTTGCTCTACCAGTTGGGCCACGCGATCACGGCTATCGAACCATCCGTCGTGATCCACCTCGCGCTGATGCCACCAGACTGGCGTCTGCGGGTTGTCTCGGATCAAGCGCTTGCGAATGCCCTTTCCCTTCTGGAAACAGAAGTCGCAATTTCCTTCCCATGAGGCCAACCCCAGATCGAACCCCTGCGGCAATGGATGTGTGAGGTTTTTCGGATCGGTATTTTCGCCAAGCCAGAAGCGCATTACGTCCGGCTTCTTAACCTTCGCATTGGCGAGCGGATACCTAACCTTCCTTTTGTCGGTTTCTGCCCGAGCAAACCCATTAAGAATGCGCAGCCCTTCGTCATCACGAAGCCCAATGACTTCTAGATATTGACCAGGCTCAAGACCAAGTTCCTGGCGCATCAGCGCATCCTTGGCGTAGATCTTCAAAAACGTCGTGCACCAGCGTTGGAACGTGTTGGGCATTCGTTTTTTGATATCTATCAGCGCCTTAAAGGGCTCACCTTTTCGGCTCGCACTATTGAAGCCAACTTCCTCAAAGGCCGCGTATTTGGATTCCTTGCGGTCAGGGCGCCATTCGACCCACCTGATACGGACACCCCACCGGCTACCGCACTCGTGAACGAAGCGAAGCGTCTCTTCCCTCTCCTTGCCAGTGTTGGCGAACGAAACAACCACGTCGTCGGGCAGCTTCCCGCCGTGGACCTGAAGGATCTGATAGAGCATGTATGCCGAGGTGCGGCCGCCGCTGAAGCTGATGAGCGCTGGGCCTTCGATCTTGTATGGGTTCGTCATCGCCGCCCTCTTGAGTTACCTGGGTGTGTATGGGGGTGGGTTAGGCATCCATGAATGCGCCGATCACTTCCGCCGCGACTTGCGGGACGATGGCATTGCCGTAGGCGCGCAGGCGTCCCATGCCTTCGGATAGCCCATCAGCCAGGAGCTTAATTCCGGGTGACAGTAGACGCCGGGTATTGTCGGCGCCTTCCATTGGGATCGCGGAAGCCCAAAAAGAACCGCGGCGTCCGTCAATGTCGTCCCGCCGTGAAAGATCGCTCCCGGCTGCCGACTGCTGGTCCGGTTTCTTGAGCCCATCGCGTCCTGCGCTGTTGGAGCTGGCCACCCAATAAAGCCGTTGCCTCTGCTGGGGCGAACCCGAGATGAAACCTGGAACGCTGGCAATCCCGCAGGCATATCGATCGCCTTCCAAGTCAGATCGAACGGCAGACATCCATTTGAGGCCAATCGGGCTTGCAACCTGCTCTCCAAAGACCACTGCAGGTCTGCACTCGGAGATGAGAGAGAAAAAAGCGGGCCAAAGGTGTCGTTCGTCGAGATGACCTTTTTGCTTGCCGGCGCTTGAAAGCGGCTGACATGGACATGAGCCGGTCCAGACTCGTCGATCGTCATCCCAGCCTGCAAGCTTAAGGCCATAGCTCCACCCGGCGATGCCGGCGAAGAAGTGGCATTGTGCATATCCCTTAAGGTCGTCTGGCTGGACATCTACGATGCTCCGTTCGTCTACATCGCCAGGCGCTATGTGACCGGCCGCAATGAGATTGCGTAGCCATTGGGCCGCGTATGGATCTATCTCGTTGTAATAAGCGGTCACTTGTCGTCTTCCTTACGCTCGTCCAACAACCATTCCGCCCACGCGATCCGCTTGCCGGCCACCTTCCGCCAGTGCTTAGCGAGCCATCCGCGCATCGAAGGCGGCAATCTTTTCGTCCAGCGTAGCCAGCCTGGCACGTAGTTCTTCGTGTTCACGTTTCGCCTCCATCACGATGGCTGCCCTTAGAGCATCCATCTCCTCGCTATCGATCCGGCGCGCCGTTCCCTCGTAGATCGAGCGAGCCCTTCGGATCGTGAATTCCTTTTGCACCCGCGGAGCAATGAACCGCACGGCCTGATAAAATACGTTGTCGAGCTTGCCATAGCGCCGCAAAGGCCAGGCATCCCTGAATGTGTCTCTTGCTTCGAAAACGGCACTCATGACCTTTTTCCTGTTTCTCGAATTGCCCTTGGGTTGAGATCCCACGTGGCTGTCGTGATGTTCGTGCACCTTGTCGCCCTTCTGGTTCATATTCGCTCTTGTTCACGGAGCTACTGAAGATGACCAAACAGGACATTCAGATCATTGGAGACGAAGGAGCCGCCCTTGCTGGGGCCTTGGCCCCTTCGTCTCGCTCAGGCACCCGCCGCCGGGAACCAGTTATTCAGATCAGAGCCGACCGCCGCCCGATGGGCTCTGAAGATGCCAGTGACCTCGATGAGGGTGTTTCGTCGTTGGGGTCACTGGCCCTTCGTCTCGTAGCGAACTGGTCGCTACCGTCATGCAAACTGTTGAGGCTGGATCAGAGGGGGAAGTGATCCAGCCTCTATCCCGCTACGCCCTGGGAGGGTTGCGCTGGGGATGGGGAATTTGTTCTTCGCGGCTGATCTGACCGGACCGAACGCAAGCCGCGACGGTGACAGCGGTCATGAGGAAGAAGCCGCCGGCTACCAGGGTGATGAAAAGGGGGCCGAGGAATGTCATGCTGCTTCTCCGGTGGTTAGCTTGTTGGGTCTTTCTGCCTGCACCCGTTCAACGGGCGCATAGCCTTCAACTGCATGATGTGCTGCGATGTCTTCCGGGAATTCAGGGGTGATGGAGTGAGCACGCCGCACAAGTTCGCAGATCTGATCGGGCCAAATCCACCAGACCGGGAAGGTTCCTTCGTCTTCGGCGCGGCGGAAATCTCCGCCGTTCGTGACGCGACGACCAAGGCTGTCGAAGCACATGGCCGTGAAGTGGTGGCCGCGCCAGCCTTTGACCTCACCGTGTTCGGTGTTGTTGTACTGAGGGTGGCAGGTGAGCCACGACGATGCCTTGTTCACCCACTGCTGATGGCTGGTGAACTGCTGGCCTTCGAAAGGTGGCTTGATACGGTCGTCGCTCATGCTGCCTCCGCTGCGGCTATCGCGCGATTCATTTTGGGGGTGGGGGTGGTCATTGGATCGACGCCGAGGTGCTCGAGAAAATGTCAGGACGCAGAACCTGCCGGTCATGGCCCGTAATGTTGGAGACGATGGCGCAATATTCAGCAGGCACCTTGAGCCACTGCGCGACCGCAGCTGGCGTAACGCCGCATTCCCGCGCGATTTTTATCTTCTCGCCGCGCTTCACGATCAGGCCGCACATTTCGTTGTGCGGCTTTCTTTCGTCGCCAGACTTGGGGAGCGTCTTTTCCTTGCGGATCAGGGCGTTGTCCGAGATCCACACCAGAAACTCTTTCGAAGCTGCAAACCATTCGCGGTGGCAATGAAGATGTTTCCACTGTTTCTGGACGTGCGTTTCAACGCTTCTGTCGCCGGACATCACGCCTATCAGCGTGCAGGGGAACGGGGAGTCCGCCGCTACCTTGCTTACCCGTCTCCAAGGGTCTTCGGAAAAGCCAACCTTCACGCGGCCGCTGCATTCGATGAAGTAGATCATGCCGCGCTCTCCGATGCTGCTTTGGAACTGGAGGCGTGTCGCTCGGCGAGCCACTCAAACGTGACGCCGTTGATCGCCCTCGCCTTTGCTGCGGAGACAACCTTGCCCCAATGGCCAGGAGCTATGCTTTCGCGAAGGCGCATCTGCCTTGCGGCCTCGTATCCGCACCCAACAGCGGATGCGAATTCGGCGATCGTGTCCCACTCATCGATGAGGGCGGAAATGGAGGAAGGTTTGTTGCTCATTTCCACAACGTACAAAACGTACGAAATAAAAGCAAGCAAAAAATCGTACACCTTGCACGATGTTTTTAAGCCATAAGGTACGAATGAAAAAACCGAAGGATCGCCTACAGGAAGCGCGAGCTGCGGCCGGGTTTGACAGCCCGACCGAGGCCGCCTCGGCGTTCCCGCGCGAGATCAATAAAAATACCCTCATAAGTCACGAAAATGGCAACCGTGACCTGTCTCGTAAGGCCGCTGAGAAATATGCCGCCCTCTTTAACGTGGATGCCGGGTGGCTGCTGTACGGAAGCGAACCATCCCTTAACGTTAACGAGACTTCCGAGGGTATATTACGAGATCTTGAACTACCCAACGCTGTTATTGGCGATAAAGTGGAGGGCTTGGGACGCAAAATACCCGTCTATGGACAGGCGGTCGGCGGCGTCGATGGGGAATTTCTCATGAACGGCTCGGTTCTTTACGAGACTATGGCTCCGCCATCGATTTCGAAGATTTCTGAGGCTTACGCCGTTCAGGTCGCCGGGGATTCGATGTATCCGCGCTATGAGGACGGTGAAATTTGCTATGTCGACCCCAAAAGGCGCGTGAAAAAGGGCGATTACGTGATTGTCCAGATTCGCCAGGAAGAGCACGGGCCGACGCTGGCCTACGTGAAAAAGTTCATCCGGCAAAACAGCATCGAGCTGGTGCTTGAGCAATTCAATCCCGCAAAAGAGTTGCGCTTCGCTGGCAACACCGTTGTGTCGGTTCATTACATCGTGCTGGCGGGCGCTCCGACATAATCCCACGTTCGGCTGGACCAGGCGCGGCTCCTAGAGGTGCCCTTTCTGGATGCTTATCCTGTTATATTTTCTCTCTTCGATCTGGTCTTGCTTGATTGAGAGATCGTTGTGATGCCCGCAACCAAGAACCCCGCCATCCCAAGATAGCAAGGCTCCCTGTTGCGAGAGGGGTATCTTGCTCGACCGAGCCGACCGCCGCTTATCCCGCACATGCCTGCTTTAAGCCGCAGCATGATTTGGTGTCTTCTTCAGGGGCTTCCCCGTCGATCTGGGCACACCACCAACTTTCGTTGCCAGAAACCCATTTGGCCTGATCGATCCCGTTCCTTGCCAATCACCAGCGCACGGCCGAACCGGTCCGCGTCATTCCGCACGCTCTGGTTCTGAACTGGTTGCAATCTGAGCACGATATGATATCAGTGATATCACTGGTTCGGTCCGCAAGCCAATTCTCACCAGTCACAGCCCCGGCGCTCACTAAAGCGTGCGGGGCTTTCCATTATCTACGCTCTGATTCCCGCCTCGTCAAACATTTTGTACGACGATTAATTCGTCCGTTTCCCGAAAATCGTACAAAACGTACTTGACCTTCGATCGTACAAAGCGTACGTTCTTCCTCAACGAACACCCGCACCCACCCCCTAGCCCACTGGCAGGGACCGGCTTTAACCGAGGACGAGACGATGACGATCAGCAAGCACACACCGGGACCGTGGACCATGCGGATAGCAGGCAATGGAGATTGCGGTATCAGCGCCGAAGGGACAAACCTATGCACTTCCCGCACATAACGGCGCAGTTCGTCGCGGTCCGTACGTACCTCCTCAGAGGAACGACCAAATACGGCTACGGCGACACTGTCGAAGCTGCGATCGCAGACTCTCGGCGGTCCGACGCATACCGTTCATCCATGGTCGAAGTATTCGCAAAGACTGACGAGACTGAGGTTATTCGTGGGCGGCTCAACCATCTCTACGCCCGTTACCCTCTGGAGACCGTTTCCACCGGCTCGTGGCCCGCATGACGGACATGTGGTTCGACGACATCAGCGATGACCGGATCGAAGAGTTGGAACGCCGAGTGGACGAGTGGCGCTGGATGAACGCCAGCGGCGAGAGGATTTAGTCATGCCTAGCACCGAGACAAAACAGAAGCATACGCCGGGGCCGTGGGAGGTCTTTACTACCAAGGACGAGCCGCAGATGGGGAACTTTCATTCTGCGATCTATGGGCCCGCTGGTGAGTATGACGGCCTGTTCGTCGCTCTCGCCAATCAAAACGGAAACTACGAGGCAGACGCGCACCTGATTGCTGCAGCTCCTGAGCTTCTTGATGTTCTCAAGGCGATGGTAGCCGAGACGGTCGAATATGCCACGATCAACAAACTTGGCGACCCTGAAAAACAGCACAACGTCAAGTGGGCTCGCTCTGTCATCGCCAAAGCAGAGGGCAAGTAGATGTCTCTTGAGACCGTTTATTTCTTCGAAGAGCTGCAGATCCCTTCCTTCGGCGACGGCGCGCTCTTCTACGGACAGGCTGTTCTCGCTGACAACAGCGGCGACACTGACGCCTTCGTCGTCACGGCAATCCGCCTCGACAGCAACTGGCTGGAGCGTCCGAACAGGGATGGTGCCGCCAACCTCTCGCAGCAGCTCTTCAAGGCCATTTCCGAAGTCCTCTACGACGAGAAGACGGCCAACGGCAGACACGCCCAGCTTGAGTGGAGCGACGCAGTTTCTGGCGAGATGCCTCCGATACCACTTTTCAAGCCTCGTGCCGGCCTTCTCGGGCTGATCGTCCGTGGGGCGGATATGGCGAGGGAACGGGCATGAGCGAATGGAAGAAAGTCCCAGCAGAAGCAACGCAAGAGCTTCTGGCCGACGCCTCCAAAGGCAAGCAAGTCCTCGCCTACGAGGGCGGCAGTTTCTACAACGCCTGGCTTGAATTCGACGAATACGATGGCGGCTGGCTGTGGATGGACGAACGCGACAGTGAACCTAATCCATCGCATTACATGCTGCTGCCAGATCCCCCAATCCGATTACCGCGGCGAGCCTCGCGCGCTCGATAGCGCAGCACGGTTCCGATAGGCGATCAACCAATCAATTCAAACGGAAGAGGAAACTGAAATGAAGATCGAAACTGCGAAGGCAATTCTTGAATGGGAAGACGACGATGACGCTGAAAACTTCGTCGCGGTCATCGAGGGCGAGCAGACCGGATCGACCCGGTGGGAAGGCCAGTACCGCTCTGTCTACCAAGATAAGCGCGATCTTTCGCACTGGGAAATCTCGTGGTCTCGCGGCCTTACCGAGATGCAGGACGACGGCCCGAAAGGCGTCAAAGTCAATCAGGTATGGCCGCATGACGTCACCGTCACCGTCTTCAAGCGAGAGCAGCCGGCAGACTGATCGATCGTCTTCGGCGTGTCCCGTTTTCTCGGGGCACATCCAAGGCGATATATAGAGGAAACGGAAATGGCAGAGAAGAAGCAAATTGACGACGGCGGCTTGGCTTTCCCCGGCATGAGCCTTCGGGATTATTTCGCTGGTCATGCGTTGGCGGGCATGTTCCGTCACACAGGCTGGATCAACACGATCGATGACGACCAAGTTGAGGTGGCTAAGCGCGCCTATCACATCGCAGACGCCATGATCCTCGCCCGCTCCTCCAATCTCCAATCAGGCGAATAGGGAGGGGGATATGAGCGAGAAGTGGAAGCTCAAGCGCCTTCGCCAGTGCGAAAAATGTCCGTGGAAGGTCAGCACTGACCCGAACGAAATCCCCGGCGGCTATAGCGAACAACTGCACCAAGCTCTCTCCTGCACGATTGCCGACCCGCATTCACTGCGCGGCACCGGCCATGTCTTCGCCTGCCATGAAAGCCGGGTTGGCGAAGAGGCGCATTGCGTCGGCTGGCTGATGAACCAGCTCGGCCCCGGCAACAACATCGGCCTGCGACTGAAGATGATGTCCTGCGAAAACATTGGACATGTGCAGTTGGACGGCCTGCAGCACGCTCGTTTCGAGGACACGTTGCCATGACCTGCCATCTCCGTGACCTTCGCGAATGCGCCTGCACCCCACAAGAATGCAAGGCAGCCCGCCCCGCATCTACGGCCCCTACTCACCGCGCCTCTGTCAAAGACATCCTCATGACTGCGGCATGGGTTGGATCGATCGCTTTCTTCATCGCGTTTGTGGTCGCCGCTCGGGCTGAGCCGTATCTGAAAACGCAGCAGCTTATCGCACAGGAGAATGTCAGCCATGTCGCCCGCTGAATTTCGCGCCTTGGCTTTGAAGGCCAAGAAGGATGCAGAAGAGTATCGGCTAACCGCTCTCACTGCTCCAGAGCCTAGAAAAACAGTCCTGCTGAAGTGGGCAAAAAACCGCGAAGAAGATAGCGCGTTCTACACATCGAGGATCTCGGTCTTGCATACCTGCAAGGTCGAAGACTGCAGCAAAGATGTCTTTAGAGCAGGTTATTGCTCTGCCCATTATAATCGGCTGAAAAAGCACGGCACCCCCCTAGGCGGCGGGTCATCACCTCGAGATGGGGAGCGGTTCATTCAGAACGTTATTGCCTCTGAAACAGAGGATTGCATCGACTGGCCATATGCGAAAGCAGGCGCGGGATACGGCGTTATTGAATTCGGAGAGGGAATTCGCTTTTACGTCCACAGGTTTGTTTGTGAGGTCGCCCATGGCGAGGCTCCATCTAAATCTCATCAAGCCGCTCATAGCTGCGGGAGAGGCGGGTGCATCAATCCCCGCCATCTTCGGTGGGCAACTCCGTCCGAAAACAACTTAGACAAAATTCAGCACGGCACGATCGGCCGCGGCGAAAAGGGCGCGATGGCTAAGCTTTCTGAAAAGCAGGTCGTCGAGATCCGCAAACTTAGATCTGACGGCCTCACTGAACAAGAAGTTAGCAGGCTCTTCAATGTCGATCGAGCGCAAATCGGAAGAATAACGCGGCGAGAGAATTGGAGCCACGTTTGATGAAGATGACGTTTAAGGAGAACCAAAATGCCGCTTGATCCGAGAATTGAAGCTATCCGCGTCAAGTACGGATTGCAAGAGTCCGATTTCTGGCAGATCCCGCAGAACAAGCAGTGGGTCGCCAAACATGCCGCGCTCGAAGTCGTCGCTACCAAGGCCGATGTCAAGTTCTCGATGCCGACGATCATCGAAGCCGACACCGAAAAGGGCATCGCCGTTCTCGCTGTGTCGGGTTCGCTTGGCGACCGGTCGGACTGGTCCACCGGTGAGGCCAGCTCGAAGAACTGCAAGAACGCCTATCCGTGGGCAATGGCTGAGAAGCGCGCCAAAGACCGCGTTGTCCTCAAGCTCGTCGGCATTCATGGCCTCGTCTACTCCGAAGAGGAGGCGGACGACTTCAAGGATTCGCGGGTAGAAACCAAATCATCCGCCAGCTTGAAGCGCGGCGGGGCGTGGGAAAAGATCATGGCCGATCTTGAAGCCGATATTGTCGATGTCAAATCGATGGCAGGCCTCGACAATCTTCGCAAGCAGTATCTCGACCAGGCAGAGAAAGACGGCTGGACGGCGGCGTGGCGCGCGGCACTCCTCGACCGCCTCGAAGGCTGCGAGGCTGATATCCGCCGCGAAAGCCTCTGGGAGGAGATGACCAGCATTCAAACGCTCGGCGGCCTCAAGAGCTTCTGGGACGAGAACGCCGTCATCATCAAGGCATTCGGCACCAAGGCCCTTTCCGACTTCACGACGAAGAAGGAGAAGATGAAGGCCGACTTCATCGCAATGCAATCAACGCCAGTTGCGGGGTGATGCCATGTCGAAGAAGAGCAGCGAAACCGCCCCGTTCTATGTCATCCGCGATGGCGACCGCCTTATTGGCGAAATGGAAATGGACCGCGAGATGATCCGCGAGTTTCCCGCCGGCCAGCGCATCAAGGTCGATCTTTATACCGGACGAATGCCTAGCCGTCTTCGCTTCTACCGAGCTTTCCTTCGCGAAGTTCGGAAGGCGACTCACTGCGCCGTTACCGATGACGCACTCCACGGCGCCGTGAAACTTGGGACAGGATTCACCGAAGACGTGAAGCTTGCAGGCTACATCGTCAAGATCCCGGCCAGCGTGGCTTTCAGGGCGATGGATGAGCAGACGTTCGGCGTCTTCCTCGTCGAGGCGCTGGCCTTTATCGCGGCGGAATTCGGCATCACTCCAGAGCAGGTGAAGGAGCAAGCTGCATGAGCGAACCCCTCAAGCCCTGCCCGTTCTGCGGAAAAGATGACGGTTTGTATCCGGCGCATAATTGGCCCGGTGGCGGCAAGCCATATGCAATCGACTGCATTCGATGCGGGTTTGATTTCACCCCGCGCGAAGGCATGGACGTTATCGAGATGTGGAACCGTCGCGCTGCCGACGAGAAAGGCGGTGCAGCATGACCAGTTTCGATCGCCTCGCCCGTCGCGTCATCCGCTCCTGGCTCTCGTATCAGGCCGCCCGCCGCCTTGCAAAATCCGACCAGCGCCTTGCAAGGGTTATCCCCGGATACAGCGCCAACCGCTCCCGACTGGAGAAGGCCAAGCGCTCTCATCGGAACCAGCAGGACGCTTTGCTTGATCTGCGATCGGCAATGACAGCCGCCCTCTCCAACAGGGGGGAGTCAGATGCGCAGCGTTGATGAGTGGATCGGCAAGACCGACGACAGCATGCCGCCCCCCCGCGTCCGCGACAGGATATTCCAGCGCCACGACAAGCGCTGCTACCTCTGTTCGAACCCGATCAAGGATATCGAGGGCTATGACCTTGACCACGTCCAGGCTCTCGTCAACGGCGGCGCGAACACGGAAAGCAACCTTCGCCCGGTTCATCGCTTCTGCCATGTCGGAAAGACAGCAATCGACCTGAAGGCCAAGGCCAAGGCCGCCAAGGTCCGCATGAAGCATAATGGCACCATCCGACCGACCGGCAAACTCCGCGGCGCACCTTTCCCGAAATCCGAGAAGGCGGAACGGCGCGTCTCTAAGCCGCCGCTTCCTGCCCGTCCCCTTTACGAAGAGAGGTCTTAACCATGGCTGCAAAACCCTGTTCAGTCACGGACTGTCCAAAGCCTCGGTACTGCAAGGGATGCTGTAAGCCACATTACGATCGCCTGTGTCGGTACGGAACTCCTCTAGGAGGCGGAACTGCGCATGGCGAGCCTCTACGCTTCATACGTGAAGTTGTCATGCAGTACAGCGGAGATGGCTGCTTAACATGGCCGTATGGCAGGGACGGCAACGGGTACGGCAGACTATATATCGGTGATAAGGGAGTGATCACCAGTCGCTACATATGCAAACTGGTGCATGGCGCTCCACCATCTCCAGAGCATCAAGCGGCGCACTCGTGCGGCAATGGACACGAAGGCTGCGTGACGCCTGGGCACCTTGAGTGGAAGACTCCCAAAGAGAACTCAGCAGATAGGAAAGTACACGGCACCCAAAGCTCGAAGCCGTTAAAAATAAGAAAGAAAACAGTAGCCGTGCCTGTGGATCCGCCGGAAGCGCTGCTCAGGTCCATGGCAATCCGGTACGATCACGGCCTCGCCATCCCGGGATACTACGATAAGCCGATCTTCGGAGCGGAGAATGTAGGGCACGGCCGCCGTATGGAAAGCACCATGGAGATAATGCGGCAGCTTTACGAAGAGGTCGTTGGAACAGGCTTCTATAGGCCGGCCAAGAGGTTAGCCGAAACCAGGAAGGAGAACGGCAATGGTTAGAGATCCAGCCCCAAGCGAAAAGCACTCTGCATTTGCGCGGGGTGTTGTCGCGCTCGCACGCAAACACGGAATGGACAGCCTCACCGTGTCGTTCCGGGCGAACTTCAGCACCATGTTCCCGACAGGAGCGCCGCCCAGTCCAATCTACAGCGGGTTGGTGACCATAAACTGGTCGGAAGGCCGGCACGGCTCTTATAACGACATTAAACTTAGGTTCGAGGGCGGCATGACCGTCAGCGAAGCAGGGGGAGACGGCAATGGGGATGGCGGCGAATGACCTATCCTAAGATGAAGCCGTGCCCGGAATGCAACGACGCAGACAACCTCAACATATTCAACTACGATGGGTGGCGCCATGTCGAATGTGTGAAGTGCAATTACCTCGGGCCGGGATGCGCCAGCTTCGCTTGGGCGATCCGCCACCATAACAACGATATGGACGCTCGCGCCGCCATCCGCTCCTCTCCCGATCATGGAAAGGTTGGTGAGACGTGAGCCGATACGTAAAAGTCAAAGACGAATGCGGATATTGCGGGGATCTAGCCCGCCGGCCTCGCCATGCCGAAGTGCCTGAAACGTGGCACGATGGATTGCCTATCAAGGCGAGATATCGACGCGGCGCGATCATTTGCGCCGACTGCCAATGGTTTGAGTTCGATGAATTCTGCCAGTCTCAGGGCTGCAGCGCTTCAAACCCGGTGAGGTATTATCCATGACCACGAATGAAGCCGATATTCGGAACGCTGCGCTGGAAGCGGCGGCGAAGGCGGATGAAGAAAAGCCGAAGCCGCCCTGTAACCACGTCCATGATCATGTGGTGTGCGCTGGTCGCGGTGCTGCCTTCAACGTTTACCGGTGCCGCTACTGCGGTGATGAGGAGTGGCTGTGATGGCGAGCGACGAACACCAACTAGAGCGTGCCCTTCACATTCTCCACAATATGGCGCTGGAACGCACGGGGCCTGTGTCCTTCTTCAATCGTTGGTACATCTCGGACGAGCCGTTGAGAAACGATGCGGCCAATCTGCTGCGGGAAATCGGATATCACGCGGCTAGACCGACAGGAACACGGCTCGTCGGCGACGATACCGCCATCCGTGCGCTGAAGTCGGACGCTGCCCCGGCCCCCGAGCCCAAACCCTTCACCTTTGCCGATCCGGCTGCCCAGCTACAGCATGAACGGCTGCGGGCGAGGAAGGCAGGCGATACGTGAGCGCACCATCTTTACCGGAATGGGCGCAAAAGATCGCCCCTGTTGATATGGACGGAGCGGCCATGCTCCTCGGCGTTTCTCGTCGATACCTCGTTGACGTTCTGAAGCTGCATAAGCACTATGAGCGCCGCGGCGTCCGGAAGGTCTTTTATCCGGAGCACATTGCTCTCCTGCGGGAATCTCTCTCATGTCCGACCTCGAACTCCAAGAGCGAAATGGTATCTGGTACGCCGTTGGCACTATCGGCGGAAAGCGCATTCGAAGAAGCCTTAAGACTCGCGACAAGAAAAAAGCCAGCGAACTCGCCGCCCATTTCGAGGCAACGGCGTGGAAACGTCATACCTATGGCGAAGAAGCCGTAAGGCTGTTCGAGGAAGCGGCCACGAGCTACATGAAGCAGGGCGGCGAAGCGCGATACCTGGCACCCGTCATCAAGTTCTTCAAAGGGCGCGCGATTGGAACGATAAAGCCTGCTGAGATCCGCTCTATGGCGCTCACGGTCTATCCGAAGCATTCGCCGGCCACGCGGAACAGGCAGGCCGTCATTCCTGCGAGAGCGGTGATCAACCACGCCCACGATCTGGGCTGGTGCGGCCCGCTAAAGGTGAAGATGTTCGATGTCCCGAAGTCGAATAAACATAAGCCAGTCGATCGGGCGTGGCTCGATGCGTTCCTCACCCAAGCTGACGCGGACGGCCTACCGCATCTGTCTGCTTGCGTTCTGTTTATGCACCAGACAGCCGCGCGCGTTTCTGAGGCTGTTAATCTTCTGGGCGAGCATGTCGATCTTGGCGAGCGCACTGCGGTGCTGGCGAAGACGAAAACCGAAGAATGGTCGGTTAGGCATCTGACGACAGAGCTTATTGTCCGGATCGCCGCGCTTGGCATTCACGAGGGGGAGAGGGTATTCAGCTATACCGACAGGGCGTCGGTCAATCGCCGCATGGCGAAGGTTTGCAAGAGAGCGGGGATTATCGCGCGCTCGACGCACTCTGCAGGCCGGCATTCGTTCGGAACAAATGCGATGACCGGCGAAGGCGCGGACATTAAGGCTGCGATGGATGCAGGTGGATGGAAGTCGGCCAAACTGTTCCTGGAAACATACGTTCACAGCAAGGATGCTGGCCGGAAGCTGGCGGAAAAGTTCGACCGTCAAAATGGGAAGATTGGCGCAATCCAGACACAGCCCGTAAAGCGCAAGGGCTATCGCTTTGGGAAGAAAGCATGATTTTCCACTCGTCACGCTACCTTGGTAAGGGTGAGGTCGGTGGTTCAATCCCACTCGGCAGCACCAGTTTTCTCTATCGAAATCAATTAACTTGCTCGCGTGGCGCCTCGGCATTGCGCCCGGATGAAGCAGGAGAACAGAGCGCAATTTGCATAGCCAAATGCGATCAGAGCTATTGATGTTCGGTCGAACTACTGGGGTTCAATGCCTTTTCATCCCCAGAAGCAAAAGAAATCACTCATAAATGTAGATCGAGCGTTCGAGAGCGGATAGGGCAAGCAGGGGTACTCGATTGATTGCATGCTCGACCAGCTCGTCGATCAAGGTGGCGCCAGAAGAACTGGCACGCTGCTCCTTGATCCAAATATTTGGATGATACCGAGTAATCATTCCGGCGATGTAGAGTGCAATATAATAATAGCCAAACTCATTGAGGTAGTCGCCGGCACCTACGAAAAACAACACATCGTCAGCGTCCGCAAAGGCTTCTGGCATAGTGAATGTGGATTTCGCGTATTTTTGGTCTAAGAGTGATGGCGTCCACTTTATGATCAGACCCGCGCCGACTTCTGAAATCTGGAACTCGTTAACGCAGTTCGGATGCATCGTGAATTTTGCTCCTACCGTATCAAGGACCGGAGGAGGCACGTGATGCATAAAAAATGTGCGGGTAAGCGAGACACGGTTCCAATCTTCGTCCACCTGAATCTCCTCAGCAATCTTTCCTCGGCATAGGGCCGTTTCTTGGTCATGGAGGTCCAAAACCGACCGTAGAGCCGGTAAGTGTTTCAGGCAGTCGCCGAGGGTTAAAGATGCGTTGGGAAGAACTACATTCGCTAACGGCGTGTGAGTAGAAGCGAGATGTACGTTACTTCTTGTTCCAGCCCAATGGTAAGTGGTCGAACGACTGTAAAGTGGAATATGGCAAGCAAACTGCCGCCAAAGACCAAAAAGCCCGTTGAATCCCGAGGCATCTTCAGTAGGACGTGCAGCGAAGTCCCATAGCGATTGACCTTGGACCAATTTAAAACCGTGCGAATTCGAGCGCTGCGCTCTAGCATCGAAGCTGTGATCTCCATTCCCGTGCCATAGAATCTCGGCGTTTGCCAACGCGGTTAGGCCGTAATATGCCATCAGAGCTCTAGTCGAGGGACCGCTGATTTCCGCCGACTTGAAAAATTCCCGCGCTTGCCCGATAGCGAATGAGAGCTGGTGCATCTGCTTGCGGACATTGTCGCGAAATCTAACAGGTATCGTGCGTTCAACGATTAATCTATTTGCGGATCGCTCCACGTCTTGAAATGCAGAGAGCCTTCTCCAAGCAACGTCGGCGCCTCTGCTTTCCTTGATTTTGCGTATTTCGAACTCGGTCAATTGTGAGATCTCAGTCTGACGTTGCTTTGTTGATATCGCTTCGATGCCGGAAACGCTAGTAAGATGAGGAGGTGGAGGGTCGTTGGGCAGCAAACTTTCAAAGGAAGACGTACCGAGATGATAGCTGCGACCAAAGAACGCGCCGCCGAAGCACGCGATGTCCCGTCGTACTTGCGCGAGCTAACGTCTGCGAACGAAGCGGATGGCGACGAGAAACGAAAATGAGCGTAATCTTCGTTAACCATCTGCCCATTGCTGCCGGCAAAAATCACGCTAGAATTAACTATCGCGGCGTCTTTACGGAGGAATAGGGAGGCGCTGCATCCTTTGTTCTGTCGACAATCATGGAGGAGCATCGATGGCAACTGAAAAATGGAACAGCCCGGTCAAGGTTGGTTTCGAGGGAGCCGATCTTAGAACGGTCAATGGTCCGTTCGATGCGTTGAAATGCCTGGCGGATTTCTGGCCGAACTCGCGCGGGCTGCGTTATATCAAGGCCCGCAGCACCTGCCGGGCAGCGCTCGATGGGCGCAAGAGCGTGGAAGAGGCGAGAGCCGAGTTTCTGGCGGCGGCCGAAGAGGCGAAGCTGAAACTGCACTAAAGTATGTCGCGCAAAAGTGTGCAGCGGTTTTGCGGCAACGACATGCGAGGAAATAAAGAGCTAAAGCGCAAGGAGCGAATCTGAAAGATCGCGACGCGTTTTAGAGCGCCCAAGCGTCCGACAGGACGCGAAAGCACGCTCCGCCCCGTTGAACGTACTCAGGCCGGCATTTCCGTAAACGGAATGTGCCGGAACGGTGCAACGCTTTAATTTACTTAACCCTGCATCGAACTTGTGGCGGGTTTTGGTGCAACGGGCATTGCGCCTGGGACAGGTGTATTCCTAGAAGACGCCCAGCCATCATGATGATGGTCAGAGGCTCGTCACCTCTGCGGCAACGCAGGCGAGCCTCGTTTGAGCAGGACTGTTTTCAACAGTCCGCGGCGCCCTCATTCTCCACCTCGATATAACCGACGCCGATGATCGTGCCATCGCCCGCGCGGATGAAGGAGGGGAGATAGTGCGGCTCGGCCGGCGTGCAGGCAACGGCGCCGGTATATTCGTTGAGAGCGATCTGGTCCTTCGGCAGCGCGGAATAATTCGTGCCGGTTTCGAGCGAGGCATAGGCGGAGCCGGCAAAGGCAGCGGCCGATATCACGGTGATTGCCGAGAGGCGAGGAAGCGACGGCATGAGGGTCTCCAGCGTTTCGATCCGGCATTTCAACCCGCGGGAGGGCACTTGGTTCCC